AGAGAAGGCGTTCAACAAGCAGAATTTTTATCTAATCAAGCTAGAAACAGAGCAGCATTACAAGCACAATTATTAGGTCAAGGTTTTGGTCAAGCACAACAAGCAGCACAACAAAACTTCATGAACCAAATGGGATTAGCTCAAGCAACTCCTGCATTGTTAGGTCAACAGATTGGAGCGTTGTCAACACTTGGTGCACAACAACAAGCACAACAACAAGCTCAGTTGTCAGCTCAACAACAACAAGCACAAGCTGTAGCAAATCAACCATTACAAGCAGCTCAACAATTAGGATCAGGAATCATGGGTTTAATCTCAGGATATCCTGGTGGAACACAAACACAAATGCAACCAACACCTAGTCCTTTACAAACAGCGTTAAGTGCA